TTTTTGAAAATCTGTTCCATAAATTTGACAGCTACTATACACATCTAATTCGATATTTTCGCCTTCAAGTAGTTGCATGGTGGCTAATAAAACATTCAAACCACGCCAAGGTGTTGGATGAAATATCATCCGTAAGGTATCGCCTTTTTTATAAACATGTCGTTCAGGAAAATTTGTCACACCATTTTTTATGACATGACATCTATCAGTTGGTAAATCATAAAGGTCTCTATATTTTTCATAATTCCAACTAGAATTAAAAACGTACCAATCATACTTAGTGTGATTAGATTTGTCTTTAAACCACGGAGCTATGTTCGGTTGATTGGGTGCGTTTTTTTGCCAAAGGATATTCGTTTTGTTTTCATCTAATGGAATTTTTTCAGGCACTGATGTGCATATAGAAAAATTATTAAGTAAATCATCATCAACATAGTTATTTAAAAAATTGTGTTGAAGTTCAGTCCCACCTAATGGTGTCAATTTGTTTCTCCGTCCAATGATAACTCAGGGACGATAATGTTAACATCCCTTTGTATGTCACTTTCGTTTGTGTCAGTGGTTTTATCTTGGATGTCTTTTTGTGCTTCATCTTCATCTTTATAAACTTTACCAGTCTTTTTATTTCTGATGATAATTTCTGATTTACAATGTATTACGTCCATAGTTTTAAATACCAATATTTTTTAATAATTGCAAATAAAAATTACCCATTTTCCTGTGAGCGGTCAAGTAAAGCATAAGACACTATACCTTGTATTTCATTTGCTGTGCCTGCTGTCATTTTTAAAATATCACCTTCTTCTAATACAAGTGTCTGTGATATAATTTGTCGTGTTGTATTTGCAGCAATAGCTGCATTATCAATTCTAAATGTCGCTGACGCACTTGTGTCTGTGACTTGAGTCGCTAAATTAACCGCAGAACCACTAGAGCCGTTATGAGCCTGTATTTGTTTGACTAAACAACGACCATTAGCTGGTGCTGTCAATACACTTGTTGTGCCTGTAGTTGTCAGTGAAAATCCTTGATTTTTATATTGTATCGTCATCAGCTCATAAAAAAGTTAAAGGCATCTTGTTCATTTTTTAAATCATTTTGATAAGCAAAATTTAATTGATTTACTAATGTTTCAATACCATAAGTTATTTGTCTTTGATTCTGCACCACATAATCATCATTTAGTTCAGGAATAAGTATATTTATTTTAGCCAATTTTTCTCTCTCTTTTTAAAGCTTCTTTTGCTTTTTTTGCAATACTAACCACTTGAGTTTTACCCATTACTTTTGCTCGTTGTTCCATAACAGTAAGTATTTGTATTTTTCGTGCATAGGGTTTTTTAATTTTTTTTACTTTAGCAACAGTTTTTCTTGCGTCAGTGGGTGTAGCAAATTTTATTCTGACTGTATCCTTTGGGTTCTCATCAGTGTAAAGTCTTCGGTCACTACCTTTAGGTTTTTTTCCTGTACCCACCTTTGGGTCTTTTTTAACCATTATCTTCTTCCATCAGGTTGCACATCAGCTCTAAATGCACCAAATCTCCAAGATTCATCAGTTGATGTGTTTTCTATTTTAAGTGATGCTAACCTACCTCGTGCTCTTGTGTCAACCTTTTTTGTACTTGAACTAACAGTAAAAGGTCCAAGAGGTGAAGACGCTTCCGTTTCAGATGGAAAATCTTTAAGATTTATTGTAATTTGAGCATTACCATCCAACTTACCAAAGTCAGGAATGAATCGTCTTATTTTAACAAAAAACTCTCCTGCACTTCCTTCCATAGGCATTTCAAAGTCACCAGATTCTATGAACGCATTGATTGCAGTTTTATTACCTAATACATCAAGTTGATTATTTCCTGTTTCATGTTTGTATAAAGTTGCCGCACCAAACTCATTAGTAATTCCATTTATAGATACTGTAGGAAGACCAGAAGAGTTATATTCAGTAGCGTATGGGTTATCTAATACATACTTGTCACTGTAAGCAGTTCGTGCTAAAGAACTAGTTGTCCATAAACCTTCTCTATAATTTAAAGTGACACATCTATCTATTTGTGTAGACCCATCTTTACAATAAAACCAATTTATTTCTGTAAACAAGGTATTATATCCTGCAAAGACTTGTTCACTTTGACCAAAGTTAAATCCTAAATCATCATCTGTTTGCGTTGTAAATACAAAGTCCTCAACAGAACATGTAAGTTTCTTTACTGAACCACCATCATACGCATAAAAACCTCCAGACTTACCCATCCAATACATAATACCATCCACATGCACTAATGAATGTTGTGACATAGCTCCACAGTTTGAACCTACTTGTCTAATTGAAAAGGTAAAAGGCGGACCAACAAACTGCATAATGTAAGCTGACGTATCCGTAACAACAAATATATAATCCTTACCTCTAGCTGCACTGACTATCTTTGAACCACTGTCTAATTGAAATGTTCCTGCTGTATTTGTCGATACAGGTGCATAATCTGTTCTGTCCTCTTGGTCTGAAAAACGAATAAACATTTTGTCCTGTGTATTAATAGACCCAATAGTTGTTTCTGTGCCTAAATGAATTAGATGTCTGTCTGTATCTGATACTATTGTCATAACACTTGCTGTTGGGTTTGTGGTGACAGCAGTAGCTCTTGTAGTCACACCACTTGTAGGGTTCCATTCAAACGTACCACCATTTTTAATTGTTGCTATTAGTATTGTTCCATAGTTGTCTAACGACCAATTACCTGGTTCTAAACTCGTAGCAGACGCTGCTGTTGCAGAACCCCAACCATTAGAACCACTCCAAGTTCCTGTACCCCAACCAAAACCAAGAGTTTGCGTAGCTGAACCAACAGGAAAATAAGATTGCACTGTTCCTGAACCTGCTGCTGTCATACCAGAACCAGATTCACTAGAAGGCATTGTAATTGTAAAACTGTTTGATGTGGCTGTAATAATTTGAAAAGGGTTATCAGTAAAATTAGCAGCAGTAAATCCTGTACCGCTTCCAGGCATAGTAACTGATGAAAATACTACAAACTCACCTGCTGTTAAATTATGAGAAGTTTTGTTTACTGTAACTGTAGCTGAGCCATTTGTAGAAGTAAAAGTCAATCCTGTTATAGCTGTTTCAAGAGGACTAATATCATAAATACCACCACCATAAAATAAAAACAAACCTTTACTTGTGCCTATAGCTATGTACTCTGTCCCGTCTTTATCTGTCCAAATATGTGTAGCTCGAGCAACTCCTGGTAAAGTTGTTGCTACAGCTTGTTGCCAGCCACCTATTTTCTCAGGTTCACCATAACGAAAACGAACAAAGTCACCATCTGTCCATTGATTAGATGCCTCACTTTTTGTTATTTGTTTATTGAAACCACCTTTGAAAGGAATACGAATTAGAGGCATGTCACCTCGCAGTCACAGGGTTCGTTCCGTCCCCAACAAATGGATGTTCTGCCCACGCAGAATATAAAAATGTATTACTTCCATTTACCCCGCCACCATTATTTAGTAGTTTAAAACCATTACTTAAAAAATCAATTGGAAATGAGGAAGCATCGTATTCAACAGCGTTAGAATTGGGAAGTAACCATTTAGAAATAGGGTTAAATTTATCTCTTGCATTGTCAACTATAACCCAATTTGTAGAACTTGCATTACATTTAAATATGACTGTTGCTGGTTTAAACCCAGTGAAAATAAACGGACCATCTGCATTATTGTTTCCTACGTAGCTACCAAATTTACTATAGCCATCAACTCCGTGCCAACAATAGGCAACATATTTATTAGAACCAGAATTAACTCCAGCATTTGTGCCTATTGTAAAAACTGAACTTGTTGGTTCAGTATCATTCCAAATAGAATCATTATCATAAAATGGGTCATCTGAACTTAATTGTCCATAATGTGTCGCACCAAGTGATTTATGTTGCACCATCCATTCATAAGAACCAGCATCTCTATCTTTAACTATTATCCATTCCGGTTTTGCTGATAAGCCGTGTCCAATCGTACCAACACTTCCAGAATTTCCATTATATAAAACGATTGAGAAGCCTGCTGTTTGATTAGCCTGCACAGTTGAGGTGATTGAACCATTTCCGTTACTTGCAGTGGTGCCACCATTAGCCACCCAATTCCAACTTACAATTCTCTGACCAACAGCATTAACATAATTATATTCTCCAACAGAAAATCCACCTTTTAAAAATTTTGATAATCCTCTTTTATCATAATCTTGTTCTGCACCAGCAAGGTCAGGGAAAATATTTTTACTTTGACCACGACTAGAATCAATGAATGCGGGATTATTAGTTGCATCACGATTCTTAACCCAAACAAGTCCAGAGATACCTTTTGCTGGCTCTGGCATACTTTCTTTGGTTAGCATTTTAAAACCTGCGGGTACACTATGAAAAAAGTTCCCATTACCATCTTCATCAGCATTACCACCTGCTGTTTCATTACCAGCAAAAGTTCCGTTGTCACCAAAGTTCCAAATAAAAGTAATGCTCATATTTGACATTGCTGCAAAACAAGCTGACTTTGAACTATCAAAAGTTGTACTACCTATAAGTGAACCCGAATTATCATAAAAACTTATTAAGTCATTATCTAAATCTAAAGCAATACCAATAACATCTCCAGCATTAATTGTTACAGAGGGGTTTGATGTGGTAACATTATTATTCTTTAATTGCTTTGTCCCACCATGAACGTACCATAAGGCTGAACCACAACCATTAGAACCAGTATGTCCAACGTAAACATTACCAGATGCAGTAACAGCAGCTAAATCCTCTTGAGTATAACAACCAAACACCACTGTACCTCCACCTCCGTTACTACTAGTTCTTACTTCTGCATAATATTTACCAGAACCTTTAGGTCGTAAAGTTGAACACATGGCATACCCTTTGTTTGTACCATTTGTGTAAGTAGTTAAATTACCTTCATATAATACTTGAGAATAACTAAGATTGTATGGTCTCATTACGGGTAGATTATTTGTAGGTGTGTCATTGCGTTGGTCAGAGGCTACAAGACCTGAACTACTAAAATCGTTGGTGTTTCCACTGGTGTCATCACCAAGAGCACTTGATGTCCCAAACTGTAATCTAAATCCGTTACTACCATATGTAATACCAGTTAATGCTTTAGGTATCCAACGTCCTGTGCTTGTGTCAGTGATTCCAAAATTATCTACTGTGGTAATTACACCATCACAATAATTAAATTCAGCAAGATACCCATCAAAAATTTGTCCAACAAAATGTGAACCACAACCAATTCTTTGTGTTGTTCCATCAGATAATCCAACAACATCTG